CGGCTCTTGTCTTGCTCACCTTCAATAATCCAGCTCTCTACAACACTTGTGCCTTGAACATCCATCTGGTGTTCTAAGGTGGCTTTGTTTTGGTTGCCGTTGATGAAGAACAATTCACTTGCCTTTCTTACCGTGTCTTGCGAGAAGTAGATGTAGTATTCATCTTCTCCGTTTCTACGATAGATAGGTTTGTTAGGAATTAAAGCTGCACCCATCAAGATGCGCTTCTCCTTGTCAATGGTTTTTAATTCAATTCGCTCATCTTTTAGAGCTACGAAGTCCTCCTCAATCGCTGGTGATTCTACAACTGAAATTGCTTGAATACCCGCTTGTAGGCTTTCTTCATCCAATAATAATTCTACGATTCGCATTATGGGAAACTTACTTGGTTAATTCTATTTCTATCTAATTCTTGTTGTGAGGTAACATCGCTTCCTACAACATATGCTCTTACAGGGTTATTCTGTAGTGATTCTAATATGGCATTTGCACCCGTAGAACCTACAATGTTAAAAGACGGAGATTGGGGTTCGGATATGTTACCATCCAAATTCCCAACTCCTCCTCCGAACTGCGTGGCTTGTATTGTTCTAATCTGTGCGATACCTGTAGCAAGTGCGATACCCGCCTTTACAAAGTTTGCTCCTGTGAGCGCATCTTGTGGTACTGCGAGTTGTGCTGTTACCGCTTGTGCTGTATTTACTACGGCTTGTGCTGTTTGTAGTTTCTTGTTTCTTTCAAAGGCTCTCTTGGCACTTTCCTCATCGTCTTTAGCAAAGGCATCGTTGAGTTGCATAAGTGCATCAAACCCTTGTGAGGTAAGGTCAAAGTTCTCTTGGATGTTTTGTCGTTTTATTTCAGCTAACTCCTTCTCATATCCAAGTTGCTCTGCATACCAATTTGCAGTAATCGCTCCTAACTCATTTTGCAAGTCCATATATGCTTGAGTACCTTCTTGAACCAACTTCATCCTTTTCTGCAAATCAGCCTTGTCAATAAGGAAGTTTTGGTTGGACATCTCCTTTGCGCTTTTTGCTCGTTTGAGGTCGTTATTCATCTGCTCTAATTCAGCCTCATCCATCACACGAGAATGTTCTTTCATTCCCTCAATCTCCGATTCTTTGAGTTCATTCAACTCTCGTTGTAGACCATTCTTGTTCATCATATATTCGGACATCTGCCCTTCAATACGCTCTTGAACATCTATCTGCTCGGTCTGGGCTTCTAACAAGGCAAGGTAATTCTCGTTGTTAGGGTTACGGTCATACTCAAGTTGGGCTAACTGCACCTTCTTAGCTACCATCTCCTCCTCAAGTTTCATCTGCTCTGTCAAGAAGTAGTTGACCAACTCATTAGCCTCAATACGCTCCTCAATAGTACGCATCTCATCATCACGGACTTGTCTTGCTCTTTCCGATAACATTTGGAACTCTAATTGAGTCTTGTTTCTTTGAGCATCCGCAATAGCAACCTCTTTTTGAAGGGCTACAAACTCTTGTGCGCTTTTAAGGCTCTCACCCAACACACTTGGTATAGACGCAAAGTTGCCAGAAGATACTGCTTGAATGATGCCGTTAAATGCAAATATCAATGTCTGTAATGATACAGCAAAACTATCAGAAACACCTTGATTAGAAGAAAGCACATCTTTGAAGAGCTGGAAGCCCTCAATGACTAAACCAATACCCGCAGCTTTAAGAGATAAACCTAATCCCTTAAACCCTTTAGACAATATATCAACACCCTTCTTCGCATCTTTAGCACTATCTCCTACTTCACCTACCTCATCTGCAATGTTCTCTATACTATCGGCTGTCTTGTTTGCTTGTTTTTGAGAGTCCTTTAGTAAAGTAATTAACTCATCTAATTTCCTCTCAAGACCAGAAAGGTCTGCACCGATTACTATGTTCTTCTCTATCGCCATTTGCCTAATGCTTCTTTAAGAGTACGAGGGTATTGGTACTTGCCTTTAGCAATCAATACATCCTCACTCTTGTCGTTAGTCTCTTTGAGAGCCTTAATAAGATAACCTAATTGACTATACATCGTTAAGTAATTCCATTTGAGCTTCTCCCGTAGATAGGTTCAGCTTCATTTGATTGATAATGTAGTTTCTTTCACCGATGGTCAACTTGTCGTTGATTTTTAATGCCAACATTAGACCCAAAGGCAACTGACCCCTGTAGATAAATACCCTACGGGTTCTATCGTACAAGTCTGTAATGTAATCCTTCCAATAGGTGTTGTACAATCCTGTAGCAAAGCCTTGCAAGTGGTAAGGGTCTACCTCTGTTCCAAAGTTGATAGTCTTCGTAACACCAGCAGCCGTGTCTCCGTTGGTATTGCTTATTAACCACATATCTTGCTTTTGAACAGCGTTGCCAGTCATATCGGTATAACTCCAATGGTTGGAAACAGGTATCCTCAAGTTACCAGGCACATAGAAGATAATAGGGTTGCCGATATACGGCTCTAACTCTCTTGTGATACATTGCCCAACATTGATTTCAGTAAGACCTACATTTCCACTACCCGTGTAGGTGTCTGTCAGTCTTTCAAATAACATATTGTCGAAGCCCACTTCAACATTAAACTCCTCGCCATCAAAGGCGAAGTCGGCTCGTAAATCACCATAGCCAACATCATTCTGCAATCTGTATTCCTCACCTAAAACCGCTCCCGTTTCATTGTACTTATAATGGATTCTACGATAGAGTTGTGGTTTATTGATGCTGACCTCTTCCGTATCAATGTATTCTGTAATTTCTCTTGTACTGCCTTCTGCATACCAATCGTCTAAAGGTTCTATATCGTATTTTCCGTTTCCTGCGGGTACAATAACTAAGTTGAAAGCCCGTACCAAGCTACCTATGAAGTCGCTAATCTTCTGCTCTGGCATCTGGTCAGCAACAACTAATCTACCCCCTGTAGTCATTGCAGTAACAATACCCGTTGCAACCAATAGATTTGTACCTGCCGTATCAGCATACCAATCAGCCGTTACCCCAACAGTTACCGCTTGACCATCACCCGATGGTGCTAACCTCATATCAACATAATCACCTGCAACAAGAGTTGGTAAATACACAAAAACATTAGATACATTACCCGTATGCTCCTTATAAGAAAAGCGTTCACCATTGATAAACACCTCTATTCTATAAATAGTAGAGGCAGTAGCCGTACAAGAGTAGTCTATTAGCACGGGGTTGTTAGATGCCGTTACAGGAAATCTATGTAGGGTATCGTCAAAAGGTGTACCCCCTCCAGAAGTGAGTGGTATAAGCTCTGGCTCTGCCGCAACCGCTTGGTCTTTGAACATATACCCCGCTCTCCTATGACACCACATAAACAACTTGCCAAAGTCAGTACTATCAAAGAAGTCACTTTGAAACTCTATGTCGTACTTAACCTCTATAGCATCTATGATTGCTTTTAATTTTAGTGCGGGTTTAAGGTCGTAATAAAATACTCCGTGAGAAGGGTCGTTATGATAATGGATGTTGCCATCTCCGTGAGAACCTTGTGAATCATAATACCATCTTGTTACAGGGGTAATCATAGGGTAGATAACAGAACTGCTTGTACCCGATACATACGCATTCAAACCCGTTTCAATGTTCGTGTCATTGTAGTCGTGGTCGTAAGCCGATAAGTCAAGGTCAATCAACTTATCCTCACCAAACTTGTCTTTCAAAGATGTGACATTGCTATAGAACCCTACACTATACGCATAAGGTTCACCTTTCTTCATCTGCACACCCTCAAGCTCTAACACTCCGTCTCTAAACAGATTGTTGTTCACCTCTATAAAAGCGTTGGTACGCAAGTTAGATATGTACCCACCATCAATATCTACATTGTAGTAATGCCTAAAGATTTTGTTGTTTTGTACAGTAGCAGGAATAGTGAAACTCTGGGTAAAGTCACCAAACACCTTTGAGATGTCCTTGATGTTTTGTGTACTCAAGTTTATCTCTATATTCTCCTCTTGGAATAGGTCAGCTCTTTGACCATTTATATACAAGTCTACTTTATACATAGCGTGTATCGAATGCTTCTTCTACTTCTATTGTGTAGTTGATAGTTTTATCGTTAACAGACTTCTGTAGAGTCATAGAGTTAGTTGTAACATTTACAGGTGAGCCGTTTAACATTACTCGCTCACTCATCATCAAGTCTTTAATCGTCTCTTTGTAGTCTTCCTCTACAAAACCCGTGTTAAGAGTAGTGCGTACCTTGCCGTTAGTATTAAACCTTTGGTACACACCTTCAGTAGCATCATAGGTAAACCCACTTGCTGAAGAAGTACCTACACCTCTTCTGTACTGCTCATTGGTTGCTTCAAAGTTATCTTGCGATGCCTTAAAGCAATGTAGATGCTCCCAAGCACCATATCTATTTACAAACTCAATAGTGTTGATGGTATACTTCGGTTCACATATCTTCTCAACTGTAATAAAGTCTACCGTACTACTATAAAGCTCTAATGTGTAGCTATTCAAACTATCGGGAGTAGTACCCGTGTACCCTAATGAGTTAAGGTATGTAGTGAGGTTAGTTGCTCCAATAGGGAATCTAATGATTGAGCCTTCTGGCTGTGTTGGGTTGTGGAAAGAAGTGAGGGATATGGTGTAATCTCCAGAGCCATCGTTGTAGTATATCTCTGCAACATCCTCTGCACCATACTTACCAATACAAATAGGCAATACCTCATTGCCCGTCTCTTTGATATACAACCTATCTACTTGGTTTAGATATACAGATGGTACTTCATAATTAGCACCTTCTGCAAAAGTGTGGTAGCCATTACAAGCAGGGAATATATCCTTGCTACCCGTATCATTAACTGTCTGTGGTGGAGTAGCCTTGTTTAGATAGTTAATATCATAATCAACCTCAACCCATACTATCGTGCTATCCTCTGCTATTGCGGGTGCTGTAATTGCTGTAGAGCTATAAGTACCCTCTATATACTCACGAACTAAAGGCGCAATATCAAAGGATATGTCAGTTCCTGCAAAGACATCTCTAAACAAAGTATATTGAGGTGAAGAAGGCTTACTTGCTCTTGCTCCATCCCATATATATACCTCAAGAGTAATATCGGTTATTGAAGATGCTAATGTTGAATAGTTAGCTGTAATGTATATAGGGCTTCTTGCTCCTACTAATTGGTCAGGTGCTATTACACTCATCGCTTGGTAAATTTCAAAAATTCATCTACATCCATAGAGACAGCCTTGATGACTTCCTCTGGTAGTTTACTAAACTCCATTCTAAATGGTGCTTGAAAGAACTCGCTCTTGGGAATCCCTCGTCTCTTTATACTTCTTGATATTAGGAAGGCTGCCCTATCAAGGTTCGCCTCTGTCTGCTTAACAAAGCTCTTAGTCTTTAGGTCTCTTGCCTTGACCTTCTTTTGTGCCATCCAAGTTCTTATAGAACCCTTTGGTGGCTGCTTACTATCAAAGGCAAATCTTGAGCCGTCAGGCACTTTGTACTTCGTACCACTAACCCCCTCATCAATGTACTTACCATAATCCTCCATCGTGAAAGACATCAGCAAGTGTACTCCCGTAAGCAATGAGTAGTCTAAGCTGTCCTTTAGCTTTCCAGAGCTTACTTGTCTCCTACGCTTCTTCTTACCATCATTGTAGGTAATAGTACGAGTAGCACCAAGATTCAGCCTTGCTGCCTTGATGACTCGCTCCGCAAATTGGCGTAGCACCTTCTCGGTATTTTTAGTGACTACGGACAAGTGGTGATTGTGTTAGCAATGTCTATGGACAAGGTTAGATTCCAACCTACCAACAGATTCTCAAATCTATCCTCAAAAGGCTCACAACTTGGTGTGCCATTTAGCTGGTACTTGTCTTGCATTAGGTTGCCTCTTTTTAAGTGGCTTACTAAATCGTTAGCAACCAATAGTTGCGTGTTTAGGATGTCGTGTCTATTATCTACCCCATAGAAGATTTCATCCTCGTCTCTTGGGTCATCCTTACTTACATCTGCTACATCCATAAACAAGATGCTCATTGAGTAGGTAATACCCACATCATTAAAGGTCACATTGTTAATCATAATATGTGACAAGGGGAAGATAGTCTGCTTGTTGAGGTCTACCTCAAAGATGTCACCCTCTGTAACTGTGTTGACTTGAGAGTTGGCAATGAGGTGTTCTCGTATCTTTGTTGTAATGTCGTAGAAACTCATAATAAGTTAACCACCTCTTTGACTTAGTGTTTAATCATCTTCTTCTCTACATCTGCCTTCTCCTTATCGTACACCAGTTTGGTAAGGCATTGTGATAGGGGTAGCCTTGTGATAGTATCATATGCGCTTACATCACCTCCTGCGAGATGGTCTACGCTTCCATACCATCCCCACTTTCTACTGAAGTTAGCGGAGGCGGAGAGATTGAGTTCTTCACCTCCTCCAGAGAAGAGGTCGGGGTATTCTTTAATAACTTGTTGCTTAAACGATAAAAAAAAAGCGTAGCACCTAAAGCTACATCCAGAGGAAAGTCTGCATAACCATCCGTACCCTTGTACTCGGCTATCTCGTAGTAGTCTCCTTTGGACATTGTGATGGGTCTGTACAAGACCCCAACCGTCTTATGCAACATCTGCATATCGGACAGGTAGCTGTCCAAGTCTATGTACTCACCAAAGCTCATCTCCTCAAGGTTGGGTACAAAGCCGTATTCCTGCCCTCTAAAGGACAATCTCCTTACGAGTGGATGATTACCACCTACAATAGATAATATGTGCTGTGAGATGTCTAAAATATCGTCTGCCTTCATAGCGTGGGCTACCTTCAATGGTATGTTGGCAAATATCTCTAATGCCTTTAGTGTCATAAAGGTTTCATCTCCTTCAACCTTCAGAAACTTTTGGTACTGCTCAATAGTCAGTTCTCTTGCGTTCTCTGGTAACTTAATAGTTACCTTTTTACCTAACTGCGTATCTCCCATAATTTGGTCTGCTTAACTTGTTGTAGGTTGCGTATCTCATTGCATCTATAGCGTGGTTAAATGCATCTATAGGTTTGTTGAGTAGCTTACCATTCTTATCCTCTACCCACTTGTAGTTCCTCATCTCTTTGATGAGGTTATGCCCTGTTGCGTGGAGCTTATACCTCTTGAGCATATCTATACCAGCATTGATACTATCTGCTCCCTTCTTGGTTGGCTTGATGTTCCAACCCATCCTGTAGAGTTCCTCTATACTTTTAGGCTCTGCACTATCTGCAAAGATTTCTGTTCTCCTATCTATGCCCAATGCTTTGAGCTTCTCACTAATGTCTCGGTTGGTTAGGTTCGTCTCGTAAAGAAGTTCCTTTGCAAAAATACTATCACCTTGAGTGTATACCGCAACGACAGAAGTCGGGTCATTAGTAAAACCGAAGTCCATACCATACGAGAGGAGTTGAGCCTGTTCGGGTACTTCCTCTTCCAGAAATGTAAAAATCGTAGCCTTGCTTTGACCCCTTTCTCCCAATCCGTATATGCGCCAATAATCCTCGTCAGTATGCTTGAGCCTCTCAATCTCCGATACAATACTATCATCCAGAAAAGGATTGTCCACATAAGTAGACTTAATAAAGGTGACATCGTCTCTTGTGAGTAGCTTGTCGTATATCCAATGGAAGTCATCGGAGGGGTTGTAATCGAGGTAGATTTTGTCGGTGGTTCTAACAAGAAGTTGGAAGAAGTCTTCCCAAGTAAGTTCGTTAGCCTCGTTGCAGAACAGGTAATCCCTTCTTGCTCCCCTTTTCTTTTGTGGTTGGTCAAGGGATACGAACTCAATGATGTTACCGTTGAGTCGGTAGATGTGTTCGGATTTGTTGTGATGCTTCTCATCGTATAGGTGCATATTGGTTAGTATCTCTATAAAGTCTCTCATCGCTGTCATCTTCAGCGAGGGTAGAGACTTACGCACAATAGTAAAGACCTTGCCCTTTTCGGACAAAGCCTTAACGATGATTAGCTGTAAGAGTGAGTAGGTCTTACCAGAGCGTGTACCTCCTTGATTGATTATAATCTTTGTAGGTGCGTTCCAGTTCTTCTCAAATATCTCACTCGTCTGTATTGCTACGCTTGACAATCTCTATCTTGACTTCGTTAATTTCTTCATCGGTCTCTATCTTGTTCTCAACCCTTGCAAGTTTAGGCGTAGTGTACTCCGCCATTTGGTTGATAATGTTTAGAGCCTTCTCTGGGTTGTCCGTTGCTACATCCGTTAGCCATAGAGTCATATTCTCCAAGTTGTCCTCTACGAGCTTTGTGAATGCTTCTCGTATCTTGTTTGTAGTCTTATTAGCAGAACCTTTAGGTCTGCCATTAGGATTACCACTTTGTCCTTCTTTAAACGGCATTGTATCTGTCTCTTATAC